TTCACCTGTGTATGTCCATCTTGGGGGTTTGTAATCTCTTCGACCGCTACTAAAGGTCATGCCTCCCTGCTCGTATGGCGACCTCCTGTTAGGGTATCTGTCGGGTGGGGTATTGTCGTTATACTCAGGAATAGATGAGCCGTTGTAGCAAAGCCAGTCCAACATCCTTTTCGTGTAGTATTGAGCGTTATCCCTTGCGTAATCAACTTCACGCCTTAAATCGGTCTGCTCAATTTGGTTAGTCTCATCGTTAATACGAATCTGTGGCGCGCCGTTATCCCATCTCACGTAAAGACGAGGCAACAGTTCAACAAGAGTCCACCACACAAGGGCTTTTCTAAGGTAGTTATTGACAAGTGTAGCATAAAGCCCGGTAAGGTTTCCCGCTGCTGCATCGGTTTTCAACTTATCCAGCAACGAATCGCCGAGCCTGTCGCCTATGTATTTGTCTTGTGCTGTCAATGCTGCGGGGTACATCAATTCAGGGTCAACAGCGTCGGTTAATTGCGTGTAGTCCTTAATGTAATTCTCGTCTATGAAGATGTATTCTGTTGCCATTATCTATTTTTTAATGAGCCACGTGAGGGCGTTTTAATGGGTGCTACACCCTCTTCTCCTTTTTGTGGTACAAATGGAACGTTAGCTACTCTTTTGTCGTTTTTCATCCCTCTTTCAGTCTTTGCACCTTCGGGCGACGGGGGTAAGAATTGCCCATTCTCATTTCGCTTTCTAAAGAATATAACCCTTTCCCACTTATGATGGCAATATACACCACCTTTCCACTCGAATAGGTCGTAAGTTGATGAGCCTTCGGGTGCAAATTGCCCGTTTACGCCCGATGAACTCATGCTGTCTATATCCTCCTTTCTAAAGATATAGCCTTGTTTACTTAGTGATACCATACGGCTACAAAAATCTCTCGAATTCGCACTAAGATTTTGCGAGTATCTGTACCTAAGTTTGTAAAGTCCTGAATCGCCCCACTCTGAGCGTTCCCCTGGATTTGCGTAAACACTCCCTAAGCTGAGTTCAGTATCTGAATTAGCCTTATCGAGTATGTAGTCAAGGTCTATCTTACTCTCATCTTCATGCCCTCCTGCCTCTTCGATGAATATAGCCTCCCATCCATCGCTCTCTAAGTCCTCATAAGTTTCGGCAAACTCTTCAAGTTTATCCGCAAGAGCATTGCCCCACTCCTCCGTCAGCGTGGGTACTTTTTTTTTATCGCTTAGGGCAACCCCTTCATCAACTTGTTTTTCAAACAAAGACTTTGCACTTTCTTCGTCAAAGCCAAGCATTGACTGTACAAGTGTCATACCCTGATTTGAGTTAAGAGTTCCTGCGTTAACTTGCGAAATGATATCAATCGCAGAGGCAATCTGAATACCTGTGTAGCTTCGCTCAACGTCGCTTTCAACGTCTTGCCTTTCCATACCCCACGATGGAATAATGCCTACCGAGTTGAATAATGGCTCTAAGCCTTTAAGGATACAGCGTCTATCGGGAAAGATAACATCGTCCTCAAACATTCGTTTGCTCTCCTCCATCTCATTGGCATTATTGCCAAGCCCTCCACCTTCACGAACGCCAAATAGTATGGGGTTTGTTACTCTATGTCCTCTGAGTATCTTATTGGTGCATTCCTCACTTAGGAATTGATACTGTTTGTCAGCATCGGATAACGGGAAAGCCTCAATTTCAGGTGTACTTTCAGGGCTATCATTGAAAGTGGCGATGAACTTACCCGCATTCTTTGTGCCTGAAATCTTATTTTCAATGTCCCTAACGGCAAGTCTCCTTTCTTCATCCGTACCTTGCCCGTTCCTAAAGTTGATAATAAAGGACGGGAATAATCCGTTAAGCAGTTGGTTGTTGTGGTAGATGGCTATTTGCGCCTCCGCTTCGATGTAGTTTATCGCACCCTCGTAAGATGGCGAAGGGTAGTAAAGACTGCCCGGTGTAGGTCGCCCGATGAATATAACCGAACGAGCATCTTTACTCTGAGGGGTAAAGATAGGAATCTCTACGGGTTCATACTTATCTTTACGGTATTGCGACCAGTCATCCGAGTACCATACCGATACTATTTCCCCATCTTCATCCGCAATACCTAAACGGCAATTTTCATAAGGCAAGTGATTGACTTGCAAAGGTTCATCATTTTTTGATCTGATGACCTCTAAATAAGCTCCCGCTTGTAGTTCAAAATCAAAGCAAAGCCTTTGAAGTTCTTTGTTAATTCCAAGCCTCCTCAATTTCTCAGCACCGTCAGCAACGTTGCTTTCGATACCCTCACCCATAAGCATTTGTGAAATCTTATCGACAACAGCGTGATGAGTGGGTGAATTTCGGTAAAGGTCAATGATAAAATCGGGATAGTCGTTATTGTATCCGTAGTCCACCCACTTACCATTGCGGTTTTCTTTCTCCTCCCTTTGAGTGGGGGTGTATTCCGCAAGGTTTATATTAGTTATTACCGCTGGTTTCTTATCCTGCATAAGTTGCGAATGTTGGTGTTCCTACGTTGTCGCTATTCCATAGCGTTGCGGGATCTGTAATGTGTGCTAATCCTCGTTCTACTTCACCGACTACCGACGCATCTAAGGGGTCAAGGTTAGTACTTGAATTTTGCCCGTATATGATGTAGTGAAAGTAGCCGTTAATACTTTCAGGTATCTCTACATTTCCTGCCGTCGGGTCATCCGTATCGGTGTCAATATCAAATGAAGTGTACCTGTTATTATCGCTATCCACGTTACCGACAAAAGCATAGGTGTTATCGCCCATGCTTTGGTAGAATAAAATGAGATAGTCAGTAAACGATTCATCAAGCAGAATCCTGCCCTGATAAGCCGTTGTGAAAAACCTTTGTCCTGATGTGTTAGGCGCAAGTGTTATCATGTATGCAATTTAATGAAAAGGGGCTTTCGCCCCTCTCATCATGTAGCGTATGCAGGTGATACTGTAACAGTACCGAAGTTGTCGAATGGATTAGTGGTGTAATCTTCAAGGTAAGGCGCAGCCTCAGCCTCATCTCCCGTAAAGGTGATGTTGTAACCACTCATGTCTCCAAGTGTAGTACCTGAAACATTCTCTCCACTTGTGATGTCAAGACCGTTTTGTAGCCCTAAGACAATTATGCGTCCGGGCGTTTGCGGTGCTGAATTAGCTCTCACAAAAGCAACTACTCTATTGCGACCAATTTTTTGGAAAAGCTCAATTCTCTTCTCCGCCGTTTGATTCTTAATCTGCAATACAAGCTCTTGCGTAAAGTGAATAGAACCGCCCTCTTCATAGGTCAAAGTCTCCGTGAAGTTAGAAAGGTTCTTATCAAGCTCGTAACGGTAAACAGTAATTGTAGGCAATGCCTCAATCTCATCGGTTGTATTGTCGTATGTTATGTCCGCAGCGATCATGTCTGCAAGACTAACAAAGAACACCTCTTTAAGACCACCTACTGCATCTTTACAGTCAAGCTCAAAGCCTTGTGATAATGCGCATCCTGTGTATGGCATAATGTTAAGTTTTATAAAGGGGCGAGTATTACCCCGCCCCTCGGTGGTTTACGATTCAATGTTAACTCCTGCCAATACTATTTGGCTCTCGTTGGTTACTGCTGTACCTCCTGAGAATACCGCACGAATACGCACGTTGTCATCTGCAAGAGTTTGTGAAGTATCAACCAGCTGAATGTTAGTCTCATCACTAACAAGGTTAAGACCTACGTGGAAGTCGTCAGTCTTACCGATAGCGATAACATCGTCAGGAATACCTGGACAAACATCAATAGCATAACCGTCAAAGAACATCGGGTCATTGCCATTAGCATAGGTCAAGTTGTTAAAGTCATTAGAGACTGCCTGACGGTAAAGGTGTGCCGTCTTACGGTTTACCTTTAGTCTAAATTCAGTATTACCAACCATCGCAGCGGTCATCGCTCCGGTAGCAAGTCTCATCTGAGCAATGATGTTCGATGCAGTCAATGCAGAAATATTCTGCTTGATAGTACCACTCTCATCATCCGCTTGTTTCAACACGCCATCAAAGTCGGTGTAAGATGAAGATTCAAAGTTACCTTGCCATAGAGTGTATTCAAGGTAAGTAGCTATCTTCTCACCCAAGTGATCTTGGAAAGCTGTGTACCACTCATTTGGAATCTGACCGTCAACAAGCGCACCGCCAGTTGAATCTTCAAGCCATGTAGAGTAGAAAGTACTCTTGCAAATGGTATGGTTCACCATTAGGCGAGTAGGTGTAATCACACGCTCCACAGTCGCCGAAGTTCCTGCGTTGTTGTAATCACA